ATGCACATCGTTGAGGACTGTCTCGCTGCTGGCGTACAATTCGTTCAGTTTCTCGTTTGGATAGTACAGCCCCTGCCATACGCCCTCAGGCAGCCAATCCCAGCCCTCGCCCCATACCTCTAGACCGTCGTAGTCGCCGTCTAGCGCATCAATGCAGGGACGCGATTTGCCGCGCGCATTGCCGACGAATATGCGTTTGTGCGTTTTCGGCACGTCCATCGGTACGAAGTCACTCGCGCCCGGCAGCCATTGTGCGTCGATGCCCTGTTCTCGCAGATGGGCCGTCAATTTCTGCGATTCTGCGAACACCGCATCGTACTGATTGCACTCGTCCACGGTCACCGCGTCTGGGTGGCCAATGATCCACAGCACGTTGTATGTCCACTCAGGTAACCTCTCGATGCTCATGCCGTGACAATTGATTATCGCCTGGGCCGCCGTGACATCTCTGACAATCTCGTGCCCCAGGTCTTTGAGCCCTATTCCTAGGCTCTCCTTGAACCAATGATCACCCCAGCGTAGCCGTCGCTCCTCGTCCTGCTCCGCATCGCTCGCCGCGACAATGTAAATTCTCATTGCGCGAACTCCCAGACATAATGAATCGTCCCATCCTCATCATCGCGTTTAATACATGCAGGAATTTCTGGCACTAATTGTTCGGGCGGCACGACGGGCAATTGCGGCCCTTCGAGCACTAACCGACACTGTCGTGCCACAAACGCTTCTGAGAAATCACACTCAATCGCATGGAGATATATATCGTCGGGTATCTCCAACAGATCGTGCAGTACATCCAAATCGATCGCTATTTTCGCAATCCTCCGCTCGCTCACCATTTCCTCCTCTACCACTTGCTCATTGCCTGACTGAATATGCGCTCTATCGCACCACTCTGTTCTACCTCCTCCACAGCCTCCTCGTCCGTTTTCCAGCCCGTAGCCGCATGCATTGGCTGCTGCGCCTCCGCGCTCTGCACCCAGGGCGCATAGCTCACGCGCGTCCCTACTATAGCGCGATCATCGCCCTCCTGAATGAATCGGTCTGCCGCACATACGGCCCCATGCCCTTGCGTTTGGCGAAATAGGCGCGACGTTGGCTCTCGCTCGCCCAGCGAATCGGATAAACGACTGGTCCGGGGTATTCCGCAATCCTGCCCTTGATTTCCTCAGCCACTCCGAGCAGTATCGTCCGAATGACCGGCCGCGCGCCACGCCCCAGTTTGCGCTGCAGTTTGTCGAGTCCCTTAATCTCGATCGTCGCGTTCATGTGCTCCTCAGCGTCGTCCAGCAGCGACAGTTCACGTGTTCACGTGACGTGGCGGTGGCCCGTCAGTGCCAGGCGATTTCTCCGGCCATAGACTCTCTGGTTGGCCGTCTAGTGGCCCGCAAAGCTCGCATACTTTATCATCCATCGATGTATGCCACACCTGCTCCATCTGTACACCGCCAGCCGCTAATTGCTGTTGTATAATCTGTGTCCCCTCTGCGAATGCTCGTGTCACCTCTGTCGTCGCAATTCTCTCTGCCCTAACCTCGCCGAACGCTGGTTCCAATTCGCGTCGCAGGTCACCCACGGTCATGTCCGGTGTCGCTATGAATTCGGGTATCACGCGCTGTAGTAGGTCGCGAGTATGGCGAGTCAGGTCCTCAATCAATTCGCCCGCGTGAATTCGCGCCCACTCTACAGCATCTGCTGCAATCACAGCCTCGTCCCAGAGGATCGGCACCGTCGCCGATGTTGTAGCGATTGATTCCTGTGCCATGCGCTCTAGTTGTGGCCGCAGATCGGCGATCATGCGCCCCTGCGCGCTCGCCCAGAATGCCGCGTCGAGTTTGCTCAGATCGGGCGGATCGCCCAACAGCCGCATCACCTCATCCAGTTGCTCGCCCAGCCGCGCGCGCAGCAATTTGTATAGCCGTCGCTCTGCACTGTCCTTGGCGTCGCCACTCGGGTCCCGCGTGCCGTCGATCCCTTCACGGGTAGCAGGGGGGCAAAAACGCGCCCTTCACCTCCTCGTCAGTTGTGGCCATGCTCAGCCGTTCGTGTAGCACCGCCTGGTCTGTGTCGTCTATGATATTAGTGTCAAACTCGACATCAGCCGACTTGCCGTCCCGCAACGCACGGCTCGCTTTTCGCTGCCATCGGCGTAGCTCCTCGCGCTGCTCGCGCAGTTGATCCTCTGGCCTCTGCACAGTTGGCGCTCGTGCAGTCGCGCCGCCACCGAGACGATCCTGCAGATCGTTATAGCTCATATCGCCAGGCAATTCCATACCCAGCATCTGCATAGCCAGATCGAGCGGTATACCGGCATTGACCAGATAGGCCAATGATTGCGCGCGTTCAGCCTCGTCCTCCTGGAATATGTCCATGCTGTGATAGCGCAATCCCAACGGCTCGAAAAGCTGTTCCTGCCACGCCGCCTGTATTTTGATCGCCTCTGGCACCACGGTTTCGGTGTAAAACGATTGGCGATGTTCTACGGCAGTTGCATATGAGGCCGCGTCTTCCAGCATGGTCTGAGGCACACCAGCGGCAACAGCGATCTGCTGGCGCACTATGGCCATGAGTTCGGGCATTGCCAGATCTTTCGTGGGATATCCCACTACGATAGGCTTCACCGTGGCCCTAACAGCGACGGTTTCGAATGCTCTTTTCACGCCGCTTATCAGGCGTCGCCACCACTCCTGGAGCCGGTCGAGCTCGCGCTCCGAAGGATTGCCCTCAACGGATAGCACGGTAGCTGGCATCGCCCCGCGTTCAAAGAATTCGCTGGCGAATTGATTGACATAATTGCTCTGATTCGCCTCTGTGAGCACCGCCGATACCCAGCCCTGCCCTGGTCCTACCTCGTGCAATAAGTTGGGCTCCCAGGAGTATAATATCTCGTCAAGCTCTAGTTTTACGGCCTCGGCAACACCAGGTATGTGCCGCTCGAAATGAGTGAGGCCGCGCTCCTGGTTGTATTTCGGCTTGATCGTGTTCGGTGCCAGCCAGCGGAATCCTTTTTCCTTGATCCGGTTCCACTCACGTAACCAATACGCCGCGCCGTAGAGTTGTAGCGCCGCCTCAGTCATCCAGAGCATATGCGGGAGCAGGTCGGCGAATTCCCAATCCTCGACCACATCCTCGCCGCGATATATCACTACCGGTATGGTCGCCAGCGCATTGCACCGCAATTCGACGCACCGCCGCACCCAGGCCACCACACTGTACGCCCCGTGCTCATTGAGTTTGTCACTATCGAGGCCGCCGAACATGATGTTCCAATCGAGCGACGACATCGCGATTGCACCCGATTTTACGGCCGGACGTACGTTATAGATAAAATCTTTTGGCATCTACTATCCCCACAATAACAGTGGCCCGCTATCGCCAATCGCCTGCCACGCGAGCGCGAGCGACATCACGCAGTCGTCATGCATCCCCTGAGGCGCATTATATCGTACACGGCCAGAGGGCAGCCGTTCCATCTCGTATGCCTGCAATTCGCCCACCAGCGTTGGATCGTTCAGTATCGTGATGTCCTCTCGCTCAAAGGCCAACGCTAGCGATTCGATCATCTCCAATTTGCTCGCCTGCGTCGTCGTGAATCCGCGTACCGGCAGACCATCGCGCTGCAATTGCTCGATGATCGGCTCCCCCATGGCATTCGTCTCGGCCATGATGGCATCGGGCCGGTACCGCTGCGCCAAGGCCATGAGCCTCTGTCGCTGCACTGCATAGTCAATCTGGTTGAACCGATCGAGCGTCACCATGGCGTGACTCTCAGAGTCCATGACCGAGATGACTGTAAAGTCGTTATGTTTCCCCCAGTCCACGCCCCCTCGTATTCCTGTGCGAATATGCGTTCGGGCAGATCGTGACGCGCATCGGCAATCTCGCTCGCGGCAATGTACGGATTCTCAGATGTCGGCCTCTGCCACGAGGCCCAGTCTGTCTCATGTTCGTCCTGCCCGCGCTGGTAGAGCCGCCAGAACCAGTTGCGCCCCTTCGGCGTCGAGATGAACATTGCACCGCCCTGTCGATCGCTCAGCGCCGGCCGCAATGCCTCAGCCCACGCCTCCTCGCGCATAAAGGCGCATTCGTCGAGTACGCAGAAATCCAGTCCCTCGCCGCGCAACGACTGAGGATCATCTGCGCTGCGCACTTGGACCGTGCCGCCGCTGGGAAGAGTCACTAACATGCGAACCTTATGCACCTGAGTGAGCGGTATCTGCGCAGCCAATTGCCGGATCCCCCGCCATCCGACCGCTGCCATCTTGTAGGATGGTGCGACCCACCAATACAGAGCGCGGAACCGAGCAATGTCTTTCCAAACCGTCTCCCTGCCGCCACGACACGAAATCGCGCTTCGCTATCACGTATTTCCGCCTGTGCCGCGTGCAATGCCGGTAGGCGCAGTTTCATCACCCCAGCCAATCTCTATCTCCATGCCGCCGATTATCTCGCGCTTCTCTGGCGCGTCGAGTCCCAGCAATCGCGCCCGCCGCTCCATTACGCGCAGAATGCGGTCTACGTATGCTGGTTTGTGCCGATACGGCCACAGGTTCTCCAACAGATCGTCGAGCCGCCGCACCTCCAGTGTGCGCACCTCCGCCGTCGCCTCAGCGCTCTTCTCATTGAGCCGCCTCAGAGCGCGCATAACAGCATGGTAGGCGCCCGACTTGCTAATACCCAATTTGGCCGCAATCGCCCGATATGTGAGCCCTGCCATGCGCAATTCCAGACAAGCAATCTCGCGCTGCCGACCTCGCAAGGCTTGCGCACTTGCCTTACTCTCGCTCATGTCCAGTCCTAGTGTGTCCCATCGGCCCTATCGTCACGCGCAATGGCTCGCCACGCCAGCATACAATCTGCAGCGCCTCGGGCAGGTTCGTCTCGTCTACGTCCAGCGTCAGCCGCATACCCTCATCGCCGTGAATACGTATCGCGCTCACGGTGGACGGGAT